AAGGTTGCAAGCGGTTTCGTAGGTGTAGTAAATCAAGTTAGAAAGATTACTGCTTACAATGGAAGCACAAAAGTAGCTACTTTATCGTCAAGTTGGACAAGTCCAAGTATGGGAGACACTGTTTACTTATATAACAAGCCATATGTCGGTTTAATTTATAATGAAATTGCGGACAGATTTGAATTTGGATCAACAGTACAAGACCCTGGTCAGACAAATGTGTCATTCACAGACAACCTACCAATTGTATTTGCAAGTGGAATAATAACAAGTACACAACAATCTGTAAATGCTAGCGTGGGTAGTTTGGTTATGAATGGAGGTTTGAGTATCAACAATAGTACTAATGCAACTTCTGTGACAAGAGGCGGAGCATTGACAGTAGCAGGAGGTGCAAGTATATCTCAAAGTATATTTGTAGGGAATCAATTAACAGTGTTAGGAACAACTAATGCTTCAAATGTTGGAACTGGTGGGTCTCTAACAGTTTTAGGAGGGGCATCAATATCAAAGGATGTATATGTTGGAGGAACTCTTACAAGTTCTTCTGATGTGCGTTTGAAAGAAAATATAGAAGAAATATCAATGCCATTATTAGATAAGATTGATGCATTAAGAGTTGTGAAATTTAATTTTAAATGGGATAAAGACCATAGACATATTGGTTTTATTGCACAAGATTTTGCTGAAGATTTTCCGGAATTAGTTAGACAAAGTCAACCAGATGGTTTGTATACGATGGATTATCCCAAGGTTACGGCAATTTTGTTACAATGCATCAAGGAACTAAAACAAGAAATAAAAGATATGAAAGTAGTATTAGAAAAATAATTTTTTCTTGCTTTATAATAAATGTCTGATAGATCTTTTACAATTGATGCAATTTATCGACAGGGTAACAAAATTCGTTATTCAGGAGGAAGATATATTTCTTCGACTCCATCAGGCGCAGCTCGAAAAGCGTTTTCTCAAGCTTCTCGTCACATGCGAAACAAGGGAAGACTGACACTCGAAGTTCATATGCGAGAAACAACACAAGGATCTAGTAAAAAAATATTTAAATATAAAGTGAGCAGAATTAATGAATCAACAGAGATTCAAAGGAATGGAGAAACAATTGTGTACATGTATTCAACAAAAGTTAAAGCAATGTAAGTTACTTAATGAAATAAAATTCTCATTAAATAAATTATTTAGAGGTCTCCTCCAATAAGAACTTGTGTAATAGATCTGTAACTTCGTTGGCCTGCAATGCTTTCATTTTTTGGACGCTCCATTTGAATTGGTTGGGTGCTTGCATCTTTGAGATAATCAATATATTGTTGCATTTGTGATATAATTCTTGGAACAATACCATTAATAACAATTTGATTCAATCTGTCAACTTCATTTGTGTACTTTTTAAAGAGTTTTTGTTTTTCATTATCAGACATATCATCTGTAACATATGGTGGATGAGAACTGTATTCTAAGAAAATTGCGCGCATTATGATGAGTAGTTCGGTATAAGATTGGTTATCTACGACATAATTGGTTTCTTTATGAACAAGAAATCTAATAATGTTTTGGATGTTTTGAATATTTTGTTTTGAAAAAAATAATTCTGTTAATAGTGTATTGTCATAAATATTTTTGAATACTTGTTTTGTATTATTGTTAGAAACATGTTTGTCATCAACTGTGAGAGGATGTTTTGCTGATTGTGATAAATGATTTACTTCAGATATATTTGTTACAAGTCTTTGAGCTCGTTGTTTTTGAATGTTTTCTAATGTGCGAATTTCTTGAGGGGCCAAGTTTTTGGACTCAAATAAACTAGGATGGGGTAGAGCACTCATTTAGTAATTGTAAACAAATTTTTTTTGTTTAATATAATGTCAATTTATCAAACCTTGTTTTTAACTTTGCAATAGATAACCGATGTATTGGGTTTGGATTAAGAGTATACCAAAATATGGTGTTTATAATATCAGATTCTGAAGTATTGTAGCCAAGTTGAGCTCCATTTAAACTAGGGAAAAGACTTGTGTTAAAAAACCCTGCTTTATAAAATCTTACAAATAAATTATAATTCAAGTCTTTCTCTTCATCGGCTAACATCCATGGTAATTTGTTGTAAACTATGTTATATAAAACAATTCCACAACACCAGATGTCAATTTTTTCTGGGTCATATTCAAGGTTTTGGCACATTTCAGGAGCAATATATGTATCAGTTCCTTTAAAGTCTTTGTATTTTATATTTTCCTTAGAATTTCCGATTTTAAATACACATGATTGGCCAAAATCAATTAGCTTCATTGTTTTGGATGAAACATTAACGAGGATATTTTCCAATTTAACATCCATATGAGCTATGCCTAAATGATGCATGTATTGTATAGCATCAAGCAATTGTTCATACACGAATAAATACTTTTTTGTTTTTTTCGTTTCGCTGCTTAAAATGTTGAATAAATCATCACCATGAAAGTATTCGAGAACGATTGACCTATGGGTAATGTCATAATCAATTGTTTTTATAATATTCTTGTGATTCAAAGCTGCACCTGTATAAAATTCTTTAAGTATTATATCTCTAAGTTTTATCTTTCTAGCATTTTTATCAAAGTATTGTAAACAATTCAACTTTTTTCTTATCTTTTTAAGCACAAACAATTCTTTGCAATCTTTGCGTTTCATTAAATATACATCGGCAAATCCACCAGGTTCAAACTGATATATCACAACTGCTTTACTATAATGTTTATTATTCATTCTTGATGATAACATTATGATAAAAATACAATTTATTTTTTTTAATCATATAATATAAGTATGTTTTCAAAAACTGTGCAAAAGCAAATCCCTATTCTTTTATTATTAATATTTGCTGTATACATGTTAAAACCAGCGTTGGTATTCAAGCCTAATGGTAAGATACGAGAATACGGTTTTGGATATGATAGTGAAGGATACAAGAAAACATTATATACATTTCCATTTATAATTATGATAGCAGCTATAGTAATCGCAGCGCACTTGATTAAATGAATAGTAAAATAACACTTGGTCAACTGTAGTGTTCCTCCAAAAATGGATTTTGGGTGTTTTTGGAGGTTCTTTTGGGATATTCGTTGGGCAAGAATGCCAACCAACATGTTGTGCTCCACAATATTCTGGTTAGAATTCTTGCCGAAAGGAATATGGTGTTGATGGAAGATATTAAAAATAGTTTTGTACAATGGTTGGGTAAAAAGGTTCTGAAATTAGACAATGGAACGTTTGGACAAGTTAATCAAGAATATATTGTCGAGGTGACAAAGGTTTGTAAACATTGCAAAAAAGAAGCAAGAAAGGGTTGTTGTGACAAGTATAACAACAAAGATAGAACAACAAAACATACTGTGAAAAACATTGAGTTGACATATGAATGATTGGTATTATATACACACCAGAGTTAATATTTTACTTTTTTTAGGATTATAGGATAGAAAGGATATATCAAAACCTATTGGAAGATAACCAAAAACCGAAAAAAATTTGTGAATGAATTTTGATATATCCTTTCTATCCTATAATCCTAAAACCGCTGGGGAGACTTTTTAACTGCCATTCATGCAATTGTTAAGAGCATTTCTCGTAACAATTGTCATAAAAACTGCACGCAAAAAAGCCGAGGGGCATGTCCTCGGCTTAGTTGACTATTGAATGTTGACAGAATGTTAACCCGTGTTTTGTAAAACAAATGGGTTATCTAAAGTGTCAGTGGTGGTGTTAGTATTGGAGGTATTTTTCAAAATTTGTCGAACATTTTCAATGGCACTCCTCGAACCAACAAAGCAAAGCTTTGCGTTCTCGTCGTGGGGGGGGGCGAAACCCCCCTAATCATTGCAGAGTTCAATTCTGTTTTAATAAAACAGTTGCGTGTACATTTCACGGCACTTTTGAAAGAGTCCTGGGAGGCACATTGAGACGCGCACGTATTAAGAGTGTTTCCAAAAATGAAATCACGCATACGAGAAGTGAGTCCCATAACAAAGGGGGTGCCTTCGTCAAAGGTGCCAAAGCGTGCAGAGAAAGAGAATTCGTTGTGGGTGTTGTAGTTGTGCTTTGTCAAGTCTATTGGCAAAGAACAAACGAAAGCAGGAGTGCTCAAGAGATAGATGGGTTTGACCATGTCTAAGTGTTCTGTTACTATAAATAGGAAATCTGTTTGAAATTCAATTTTTTTTAGCTCAAACTTTAAACAATTCATTCATAAAAGTCAGTTAGGGTGATGTAGCAATCTTTTTTAGTAGACTTGTCACATTCGTCTTTAAGTTTATGATAGAGGTTCAAGGTGGTGTTGAAATAATCGATGATAGAGATGTTTTGATGGAAGCATGTGGCATGTTTTTTCCACTCATGTTTCCACAAGGAGTTGTCACAGTCAGGTGTGGTGCATTTATAACAGCTTGGCCAATATTTGTGTAGGTCTCCTTTGATCGGTTGTAAAGCGTATTCATTATAAGGAGTATTTTTACAGAATGCTGGGTAACCACCTCGAGTGTAGTCAATCCAAAGTCCATGAATGGTGTAATCAGAATGCTTATGACATTTTTGAAGAGCGAGCAGATATGTAAAGTACTTGATGACACCTTTAGTGATGTTCATTAGTATAAGAAGGCAGTAAATTATTGGGATTGAGCCGAATAAAGACGACGTTGTGCATTCTCATTGCGTTCAAGTTGGAATTCCCCCAAGCATTTTCTTTTTATTCTGAACGCGATGGGGGGTTCAGGGGACAGGCCTCAGCTCGCTAAAGCGAGCGCGCAAAGCAAAGCTTATTAAGTTGCTTTATGACATTTTCTTCTGACATTGCATATACTCCTGGATATGTCTCCTGTAACCAGTTTTTGTAATTTTCCATAAATTCACTAAATATTAAAACAACAAGTTAAATACAGTCTTCCAAAATGAAATTTTTCCTTTCATGAATTTTTGCATTATTGTTAATGCTTTACATACCACATCTACTTCACAATCGCATATTACAATAGTACCAATGCATGGATTGTATATTTTAACATTATTGTCACCTTCCAAAGATATTTGAGAAATATGTATAAACTTGTTGTAATCTATTATGTGATGTCCATTGAGGTTGACGTAATAGATTCCATTCAATTTGAAAATAGAGAATTTCAGTTGATAAGAATCTTTTTTTATAATAAAATTTTCACAATTAACGCCTGAGAACTGAGTTATTAAATATTGTCCGTCTTGTTCTTTTAGTGATGTTGAAGTGCCTTTTTTAGAAACGTGTTTATCAACAAACAAGTAATCAGACATATTTTGTTTAAACAAATAAAATTATATTGTTACTAGACCATTTCGTTTTGTTTCAATACCTGGCAATTGTAAGTTGTATGCGTAATAGTATAAGGTTGATGTACCTTTTAGCAATAGTTTATTTTTTAAATATGGGTCGTGTAATAATGTGATCATGTCAAAAATATCATTGTTTTGACAAGTATAGGCAACGGATTCTAAAAGTGTAAATAAATTGTCAGTAAAATACAAATACAAATATCCATTTGATGCCGTGCATTGTTTATCTTTATTGACTGTATCTAGGCAATATAAACAAATGTAATTCTTGTTTGAAGAATCTTTAAAATGAACAAAGGCCTTGTTATTAAATGTACTTTTAAAATCTGAATAAGACAGTTTATGGTATATATCAAACTTATTTTCATAAAATTCATCAAGTTTGGTGTATAATGAATGTATTTGTTTATCATTTATATTTTCTATTAATTCAAGTTTTAGATTAGCTTGCTTAAATTCTGGGTAATAGTGTGTTTTAATAAAGTCAATCATATTCAGCTTATGTACATTTATTGGTATATGATAATACGATTTAGAACAGAAATATTTGGGATCGACTTGTTTCCCAATGGTATAAAATGCACATTGAACGTTAAATAACTCTATACATGTTTTTGTTAACACATTAATCATATATGATGACACATGTAGATTGCGCAATTGTTTAACAAGACATAGAAAATTGACTTCAACGCTTTTAAAAACTTGTTTTCTAACAACAAGGTCTTTGCTGCTTCCACAAATTAGCCCAATTAAAGTAGTGGTACCTTTAGGGTAAAAACAACAGAGAACCCCGTTCTCTTTTAAAAAGTATTTGATTAAATCCTCTGAATAGTGAAGTTTAAAGTTTGAATCATCATAATCATATGTTTTGTTTATAAAGTTGAGTATATCAGTATAATTATTTACACTATGGAATGGAATACAAGTATAATCCAGTTGGATTGAACAATTTTGGAGCTCTTTTTTTATAGCTTCAAGAAGTGAAGGAGTATTAATCAAAAGTTTTGAAGTATCATTATTAGAAACCGACAAAGGTTTATTCGACCAAAATTTCATTTCTTTTTATGTTTATTTTTTTTCTTAATTGTTGACGAGGCATCTTGGTATACGTATTCTACTTTTGATGTATTGGGAAACTTTTCAAGAATTTCCATGGTTTGTTTTTGCAACTTGTTAGGTATACCTTTTTTTTGAAATTTGGCTCCAACAGATCTATTTTGAGTACCCCAATCAATGTACAGATAAAAAGGGTCAATAAACTCTACTAGATATTGATGTTTAGATAATGCATTGATAAGATATAAAATGCACGATTTGAGATCATATGATGGATATCCAATGAGAATTTTAGGGACTTCAAAAATTATATATGTTTGACCAGTGTGTCTATTCGTATAAACAATTTTTTCTATACATTTGTTCAAAACCACTTGAAATATGTCAATTTTAGATTTTTCTTTACAAGTTTTTTCTTGGTGTAAAGAATCTATTGAAGGTATTTTATCCATAATTATAATTAAAATATAAAAAAAAATTATTTACATAGTGTACATGGGAGTTAGAATTATATATGGTGTTGTTCCAGGTGTAAATTACAAAGCTGATACAAGCGATTACGTAATTTTGATTGATCCAAGAAAACAGTATACTGATTATATAAAGTACAATAAGCACATTTATGATGCATGCTCTATAAAGCTATTAATGCCTCAAAATTCTGTTGAGCAGATACTTTTGTACAAGATTGCAGAAGCTTACAAAACTGTAACAGTAAAAGATGATACAGTATCAAAAGAGTTGTGTTTTGTAACAACACTTGAATCAATTATCAAACAGTACAAGATAGTTTCTATATCACGATTAGAGATTAATATGGACATAGATAACATTGTTGAAATTTTAGAGAGTATAGAAAAGTATAGTCACATAATATCGCTAATTATAACACCACGCCCTATTAATGTAAGTTTTTTGAGTCATTTTGACATCGTATCATCAACAATGTATGTAAACAAAAATATTAATGAACAGTTACCAACGATTGAGTTTGTTTCTTTGTCATTGAATACTATGACAACAACTCTTCAACAGTATTACAAAGCCAATATTGTAACAGTAAATTTTATTGAAAAGATTGTATTTCACGAATGTATTATGAAAATGCTAGAACCAACGCTGAAACATGCATTTGATATTATTGGTATTTCCGTTAAAGATATGGACTGTGTTGCGCCAAAAATATACTATCCCATATCTCCTAACTTGATTTATATAAATAAAACGAACGATATATTATATGCATGTCAAAAAACAATGCATATGCTATATAATAAATTACATGACACGGAAGACTATTTATTGTTCATTAAGAATAAACCATTGCAGAAAATATATGGGCGTAAGTATTTTTACGAGTACTTGTATCAACAATTTGACATTATTGAATTTACAATATAATTTTTAATTTGTTTTTTGGTATTGTACATCTAGTATACTTTTTTGAAATCAATAGATTAGAGATTTGGTTGTTAACTTTACAAACTAAAGACGTTTTTACAATATTTCCAAGACTTTTATTCCAGCTGATTAGTTTTATGCTTATATCAAAGTTGAACAATTTTATATACGATTGCCTATCTCTGTATTTATCGTTAGAAATTAAAATGCAATCATTGTTTTTCTGCATTGTATGAAAGACATATTGACATAAGAAATCATCTTTATTTTTATCTAATATAGAATTGTCATACTTGTCTTCGATAATAAAGAATTGGATATTAAATTGATGATTTTGTTTAATAACCGTATCTAAAATACATTCAAATTCATTGAGCTTTTTCATGACGAAAAGAAATGTACTTGATTTATCAATTTGTACATAATCAATATAGCGTGTAAAAAACAGTTTGAAAAAGTCCAATGTATCTTGTTTTTTATGTATATGCTTGACTGAATGAAAGTCAATGTTATCTTTTTTATATTTAATTTCTCTAAAGTCTGAAAATATGTTTAAGAAATCAACAATGTAAATGCGAGGTTTTTTTGCTTTATTAATAATCATATTTGTATTCTTCATGGTGAAGTACTTTTAAATTCAATTTTCAAGATTCACTCTTGAACAAGTTCCAAAAAGTATTGTTTTCGTCTTTGTGTTGAAAATATTCAAACACTTGAAGAGCAATTAGTTTTAAAGATGGAATGTTAGGATATTCTTGTCCAATGTAGATTCCAAATGTTATTAGAGATAAAGAAAGTAACATTTGTTATAAAATTAGGTTTTGTTTAAATGAGTTTAAGTATGTTATCAAGATCTTGTTTCCATAAATCTTTGTCGGTGGCTTTTACAATATTGTCAAGTTCTTTTTGTTTATTAAACATTTGATTTTCTAGTTCTGTTATTTTTTCCAAGGTAAGAGCAATGATAGGCATTTTAACTAAATAATCATATGAGTTATCTATCTTCAGATATTGTTTATCATCTAACTGTTTGACAATATTTTCTCTAGTTTGTTTATGAATACTGATATTTTCAGATATGTAATCATTAATAAATCTAACTTTGGCTTTAAGAATATTCAACTCCGATGTCAGTTTTTGGATTAAATATGTTTTTCGTTTAGCATAAAATTCTAACCGTATGTCATAAAAATCTAGGAGTATATCTTGTGTATTTTTGTATCTGGATGGAACTAGGTTGTCATCGAACAAGTACATGTTATTAGTACTGAATGACTTTGCTAGTTTGAGTTCTTTTTCAATGTTGGATAAATTATTTTGTAGATCGCTTTTGTTTTTGAACTCTACAACAAAGGAGATTTCAGTGTTTTCATCTTTTGTATTATTTTGTACGTCTTTCAATAGAAACTTTTTTTTTTTCTTGTCCTCTTTTTTCTGATTAGAATCAATTAAGCTTTCTAAAAACTCTTTGTAGGGTGTTACCCACGTGCCAATAGGAAGCTCAGTTATTTCAATTTGTGTATCGTTTTTTTTGGTCCATTTTCCTTTGGTAGTAAATCCATTTTCTGTTTCAATGATGTCACCTTTGAAATCTTTAAAAAATGGTTTCATTGGTAGAGGTTCTTTATCGTCTAATAATCTAAGAATGTTAGCAATAACGTCTTTTGGATTATGTGGAGGTATGTAAGTAGAATATCCGGTTCCAATTCCTTCGCACCCATTGATTAATATCATTGGAATGACTGGAATATACCATTCCGGTTCTATTTGTTGACCGTCATCATTAAGAAAATTAAGCAAAGGGACATCTGTTGGATGGAAAATAGAGGTTGTAATTGATGGTAGCCGAGTATAAATGTACCTTGGACTTGCAGCATCTTTTGAGAGTAAACGACTTCCAAAATTTCCATCTGGGTACAAAAGATTTATATTATTTGTTCCAATGAAATTTTGAGCCATTCCAATAATAGCTTGTTGCAGACTTGCTTCTCCATGATGATAGCTTGTTTCTGCTGAGACATATCCGGACAATTGAGCAACTTTGATTGGTTTTGTTATATTTTTATCAAGGATGTAGTGTAAGATTTTACGTTGACTTGGTTTCAATCCATCCAATAGACTTGGAATACTCCTTGTGTTATCGTAAATGGAAAAATGAACCAATTCTTTATGTATGAGATCATGATAGCTAACTTTCTTTTCATTGGCTTGAATAAAACTATTTTTATTATACTTGCTTAACCATGCTTTACGCTTGTCAGAACATTTAATTTCTGTATCTTTTACATTTTTATCTTTTTCAAATGCTAACAAAATAGACTCATCACATTTATGGTCTTTAAAGTAGTAATCAACGGTTAGTGTATTTATTTTCTTAAACGTTTCTTTTGCATCATCTTTTTGAGATGTACCAAGACCTTTGAAGTACCTGATGTTATAACTAGAAACATTACCAATGTTATTTTTCCATGCATTGTAGTCTTGTTCAGTAAAGAATTCGATAACGTTTTTGCCCTTAATGGCTTTGATGATTGGTGTTTTTAATGTTTGAATAAAGTCAAGTTTAATTAGGCTAGGCCATTGAGCATGAAAGAAATTGATCAACAGTCCTTTAATATGAGAGCCATCAACATCAGAGTCGGTTAAAAGCATTACTTTTCCATAACGTAAATCCAATGTTGTTTCGTATACTTTTTCATGTTGCAGCCCAATTATTTGTTTCAAGTTATTAAGTTCTTCATTATTTATTAATTGTTGGGTGGTTGCATCACGAATATTTAGCACCTTGCCACGTAGGGGATAGACACCATATTTATCAGCGCCAACAATGGAGCGTCCCCACATGGCAAACGTCTTTGCTGAATCACCTTCTGTAAGAATGAGTGTACATTGATTTGAACGAGAGGTACCAGCCCACAAGGCATCTTCCAACTTGGGGACAAATATTCGGTTTTTTTTCTTACCATCGGTGGATTTTTTCAAGTCGATGGCCTCTTTCATTTTATAAAACTCTACAATGTCTTCAATAATAGGGGACTTCCAAATCTTATCAATGAATTTATCTGATACTTCGATCTTGCATCCAAAATCCTTTGTTTGAGTAGTAAGGTATTCCTTAGTTTGACTACTAAAACTGGGATTAATAATTGTTGACCTTAGGAATAAGAACATTCGTTCTTTCAAAACGGCTGGCTTTACATCTTTTAGTTTCTTCTTTGTCTCCAATAGTGTTTTAAGTTTTGATGTTATTTGATACATTATTGAATCTACGTGTTTTCCACCTTGATAAGTTGAGTTTCCATTAACAAATGATACGTGTTCAAACTTGTCATATGGTACTATAGCATATTCCCATTCTAGTTCCAAGTTTCCATTTTTACCAACGTTTGATTCAAGAAAACACGATGATGTATCTTTTAAAAAGTAATTTACGTAATCTTGTAAACCTTTGCCTTTTATTTTATTTCCATTAAGATATATGCAGACATTTTTATTTGTTATTGCTATACAATCGTAAACTCGTTTTGACATTAAAGATACGGTATCTTCATCTAATGATGTCATATCAAAACTAGAAAAGTCAGGAATGAAGGTGATTTTTGTATAACTTTTCAGAGAAGATTTTGTAATTTTTGGTTTAGATTTTACAGACATATTATCAGAATATTCTTGTACGAACTTGAGTCCAGTAGTAGAGTCGACGGTTTCGACAACAAATGTTTTAGAAAAAAAATTGGTAAGCTTGATACCAAGTCCATTTGTTCCTGCACCAATTCTTTTTTCATTGTCATCGTAATTGCTTCCTGACATCAAATGTCCAAAAATAAGTTCTGGGACATAGATGTTGTGTTGTTTATGGATAACTACGGGTACGCCACTACCATTATTACATATTGATATTTCACCTTTTGTTGTATCAATATCTACTTTAATATAAGAAACATTGGGGTCACGTGTTGTGTGATCGGTTGCATTTGTCAATGCTTCATCAAAAATTTTGAGAAACGCTGGGCAATATTTGACCATTTTTTTACACATTTTTTCACCATTGAAAACCCACATTTCTTCAATCACTCTTTTTGTATTTCCCACGTACATACCCGGTCTTAACCGAATATGTTCGAGTTGAGAAAGTTTTTTATACGTTTCTTCTATGGTTTTTTTGCTCATGATTGCTTTGTCCTAAGTAAGTTAATGATTTTTTAAATAGTTTTCAATTTATTTGAATTGTGGTAATTTTGAATATTTTATTTGACGTTATATGATAAGATGCCTAAGCCGCTTGTAAATAGCAGAATTATTTATACGAATTATTTGGGTCGTGTATTTGAGCATGATACATGGTTGGATCAAGGTGTGAAGGCAGGTGACACACCAACATTTGCAAGTTTAAGAATAACTGGTGATTCGACATTGGAGGGTAACTTGTATGTGGAAGGAAATACAACAATTTTGGACACAAACGTCATTGAATTTGAGGACAATATACTTTTATTAAATCGCTTAGAGAATGGTTCTGGTGTTACATTAAACCAATCAGGATTGGAGGTAGAACGCGGGTCATTAACAAATTATCGTCTAGTATATGATGAGACTTATGGTTCCTTGCGTTCTGGAATTATTGGTGACATGCAAGTTGTAGCAACAAGAGAAGACACGCCATTATTAGATGGTGTCATGGTATGGAATTCAGTATCAAAAAGGTTGGATGCAAGGAATTCTATAAATATTGACATGAATTTGTTATCAACATCGAATTCTACAAGTGCCACAAATGGTAGTTTATCGATTAGAGGCGGTGTAGGAATATCCAAGGATGTACATTTAGATGGTGTATTAAATATAAGGTCAAATAGTATATCGACAGGTATAACAAGCAATGGTTTGACAATAACAAGTAATGAAAATATAAACTTGACATGTACAAATGTGGTAGAAATACCGTTTGACAAGAGGTTGTGTTTTGGCAATATGAATCAATATATCAGTGCAACGAGTTTAACGAATGACATAACAATTGCAGGTAATGGTAATATAAATTTTTCACTTGGTACGGGAAAACGAATTAGTGTTCCAAACCAAATTCCAATAACATTTTCAAATGCCACTGAGAAGATTTTTGCAACGGACACAAACACAATGGTAGTTACAAGCAGTCAGGACATAGAGCTGACTCCTGGAGCCAATAAACGAGTGCTCATTCCTTATAGTAATACATTGGCATTTGGGAACAATAGTCAAACGTTATTAGCAGATTTAAGTGGTAATTTGTTTGTAAGTGCTTCAAATGACATCTTTATGACACCGGGAAATGCTTGTAATATAAGATTGCCCGTGGATAAAGGAATAAAGTTTACGAATACTGGCAATCAACTTATTTATGGAGACAATGCAAATAGGTTATATATTTCTGCTACATCGGATATCCGACTATCATCAGCATCATTAGTTAATATTCCTGTCAATATACCTTTATCTTTTGGATCTACAAATCTAGAGCAAATAAGATCAACATCAACAGGAAACTTACAATTGCGAGCAAACAATTTGATCCAGCTACATCAATCTACGCATATATTATCAACAGCAGAATCAACTACTGTAAGCAACGGTTCATTGATGGTAAGTGGTGGAGTAGGTATTGTTAAGAATTTGAATATAGGGGGTAATGTAAATATAGCAGGCGATTTAGCAATATCAGGAAGTTCTTTTACTATTGATACTCAAACATTATTAGTATCCGATAATTTGATAGTAATAAACAATTCTCCGTTCAATGCTATTGATGGTGGAATACTTATTAAAAGGTTTGATGATGGTGCACTTGACAATAAAAATTATGCGTCAATATTTTTCAGAGAATCGACGGATGAAATTACATTTGCATATGCTGCGAGTGAAGCAACTGGAGCTAATGTTGCATTGGGTGACTACATACCACTTAGAGCGCATGCCTTGTTCTTGATGGCTACTCAAGGTGCGTTCAATTGTGAAGGAGATGGTACTTTTCAAAAAAATCTGACCGCACACTATGGTATAACGACTGGATGTATCAATGCAACAGCAAGTTCATATATAGCTACATTGAGTAATGGCAATTTAGCAAGTAATAATGTTTCTATAGGATCCATGTTTGTTTCATCTAATGTAACATGTGCCTCAAGTGTAACAATAAATGGAAACATCAATGTTCTTAATAACACGAATTTAAGTGGTAATCTAAGTATTATAGACACTGATATATCAACTTCTGCAACAACTGGTGCAATTACATTATTAGGAGGAATGGGAATAAATTGTACAGAAAACAGTTCAAGTATAAGTGGTGGTGGCGCATTAACAATTGCTGGAGGAGCATCAATTTCCAAAGATATCAGACTTGGAAACAACTTGTACCTTGAGAATAATGCATACTGTTCTAGCATTACACTTAACAACACAAGTGGTTTAGCATTGTTATCACAAGGTGACATAACAATATTTTCTAGTACAAATGCTATTGGAATTACTAATGGTGGTGCTCTTACAGTATATGGTGGAACATATGTACAAAAAGATGTTATAATTGGTGGAAATACAAACATATCTCAAAATGTAACAATAGCAAATGCTTTAATAGTGGATGACGTAATCCGTTATAAAGGGAATGGACTATTAGATGTACTAGAAAACACATCTGGATCGTTTCATACATGGTATTACATGGGTGCAATTGACAATACTATTAATTCATACGTAGAAGTTGAATTTTACAATGGTGTACCAGCGAATACATCGTATACACTAAAACTTATTTTAAGCATATATAATTTGGTTTTTACAGCTAAGCATCAACATATAGGAAGTGCGCAATTCGATAGTATCAATAAACCAAATATATATGTATATTATGATAATGTTAGTGTGTACCATGTTTATTTAAGACTTCCTGCATCTAGTGAAACGAGTGTGCATGTAAAATACAACTCAAATAATCAATGGAACATTGAGAATAAAGGTACATCAACACTTCCAAATGGGTTGGATCCATTGTGGACCAACGTTTACGAGACATTAAAAGAAAGTAATATAAAAAGTACTTTTGGAGACGTTACAATTGAAGGCGAGCAATTAAAAATAGCCGACAATGTGCCAATCATTGGTTACAACAATTCTTTGACAACGGATAGTCGTATATTAGGGATGGTGTATGAGAGATATCAAAAATCAAATGATTTAGGAGTTGGAGAAGTTGTTTCAGATACGCCAAAAGAAAGTACCACTTTGCCTTCACAAGCAACTGTAAGTGAAAATAATCAGGTCAAGTTATCT